CTGCAACTAGAACATATGTGCGTCCCTCTTGCGGTGAAACATGAATATCAAGACCAGCGTTAGATTGTTTTGGTGTTCTATATGTCAATTGTTTAAGCTTAGATGGTGCAATCAGTGTGTTGATAGAGCCCAAAAATTCACACTCAAATTCTGTGTTGAACTGTGCTTGAGAGGTATTCTTAATTGTTTCCTCTTTCCACTTCTCATCTCTGCCAGGAACTTCACTCCAATGAACCTCAATAGGAATATAGGTGTTGCGACCTTCTTCGGCGTCTACCCACAACTTGTAGAACATATTCATACCATGTGGCGTGGAAACAATCATCACCTTGGTAGTCTTACCAGATGAAATCGTAGGATACACTGAACTGAAGAACTGCTCGGCTACATTCGAAGGGACGTAAGCAAACTCATCAAGGAAAATAATATTATAACTACCGCCACGAACGGCACTAGCACTAGTAGATGATGCAAGAATTTTTGAACCATTTTCTAACTCCAAGGAACCTTTGTTCCATGACATCACACCCTGTTGCAACCACTTGGGTAGATGTTCATACGCAAGTTGCAAACGTGATAGTAAGTCTCTAGCAGTTGCAGCCTTATTTGCAAGAATTGCAATATTCACACTTGGATTGAAAAGTGCATAGTGAAGTAAATATGAAATCATAACAGTAGACTTACCAGATTGTCTGGGTAGTTTACAAATGGTGAAACGGTTATTATGAAATGTGCCTACCATCTCCTTTTGAAAGTCATACATCTTAAAAGGCACAAGACCTTCATCCAGAGAAACAATCTTAACGTAGTTCTCTATGAAGTATTGCGGGTCTTCCATACACAAAGAATACTCTTTAAGTTGTTCCTTTGTCCAAGACTGCTGAATATTGGCCTTCTTGAGATTAGGATTACCAAGGTAGGTTACATCAGCCATCTAATTTTACCAATGACCTATTCTTTATATGCTCTTCTTCAATATCATCCTTAGATTGACCAAAGTATTTTACTGCATTATATGACTTGATGAGTTCGTCATTAACTGTTGATTTGATAGTAGTATTTTCCAATTCATACTCAACAAGAAACTCACCAAGGATTCGACCATACTTACCTACGCCATCCTTTCTTGTGCGTAGAGTTTGTGTAGAACCTTTTGGTAAGAAATTTTCAACAAAATGTTTTGCAGCCAATCCGTAGACCTTTTCTTCTTTATCGCTAGTTCTCGACTCAGGCGTATCCACACCATAGAAACGAACTCGTTGTTTCTTCAACCAAACACCAAATCCCAAATCAATATCGACATCAGCAGTGTCACCGTCTACTACTCTAACAATTTTACATTGATATTCGTACATTATTTTCCCTTTAACATCTTCTGTAACTCAGCAGTGCTACCGACGAACAATGCGTTAGTTACATTCTTTGGTGCGTTGTTTGGAACCTCTTTGAGTTTCCTCATCTTCTCTTGTAAATCACCTAATTTCTCGGCAACTTCTGAAACTTGTTTGATAAGATTTCCAGCAACCTCATATGCTCTTGGATGCTCACCTTCTTTTGCAAGCTCCAGTATACCTTCAATCGCAGCTGAACCTTTCTCCACCAGATTGTAGAAGTTGTCTCTTTGATATTTATAATCATCATCAATATCATCACCTAATGTAACAATTGGTTTAGACTTTGATGGAGCATCATAATACGACAGTGGGGTTGCAAGTTTTTCCACTACACCAAGGGCCTTATCGATAGAATTACTCATCTGTACCTGTTACTGGATTATAACTTTTCGCATCAGTAAAGAAGGATGTCACTTCATTGAATCCAAAATCATCGTCAGCATCAGCACTAGTTGGGTTTGGTGTAACTGTATATCTCTGCTCTCGTGTCGGTGTAGTGTCCGGCAAATCAGCATATTGGTCAACCTGTACAGTCTTGATAACCTTACTAGAGGTAATAGGACCATAGAGATAGAACTTGCATGTGAAATCTAGAGTATAGATAATTGCTCGTCTAGTTGTAAAGTCTCCTTGATAATCATCCTCATAACTAATACTGTTTAGAATGACAGGAATATCTTTTTTTACATCCATATTAGGATTATCATTCATCGTTATTGTGTAATCTGGCTGAAAGTATGGAAGAATCTGTTCGATAACCTGTAGTGCGTCATCAGACTGTTTTGCAAGAATATAAAGTTGAAAACCAATATTATATGGAACTGGCATATACTGGGTATCAAGCTGAGATGCTTTATCACCCTTAACCTTCTTGAACTTCTGAACACGATTTAACTTTCGTGCAGGGTCATAAGTAAGACCAGTAATCTCAAATCCAATACGAGGCAAAGTAACTGATGCAGCTTTACTAAGGTCTGCATCATCGTTCAATCGAACAAGAAACTTCTGTCTTGGTCCGTATGCCAGAGGAACCTTCATGGTCTGTTGAATTGCTCCAGTGTTATCCTTACGGACTAACTGAATATTATTAAAAACTGTCCCGAAACCCACAACTATGTTGCGTATTGTTTCGTGATAGAATTGGGTTCCTAGCATAATGTCATCTCCATTTTCATTTTAGCAACTACACGCCTCTTAGCATTATAAGCATCTTTTCTCTGGGTATAAGTTTCTTTATGTCTTTTCGCATCCGACAACTTTATAGCAAGTTGTTCCTTGCTAGGTCTAGTTGGTATATTACTTAGATCAAACATTAATCTGCACTCCCTGCATCACCAAATGGATTTGATTCACTGAAGTCTAGTACAGTATCATCCAATGTTTCAAACAACTCATTTTGAGCTGTTTTATCTGTACTCATATCACCTATTATATAGTCTTCTTGTATAAGGAACTCATCACCACCAGTTTCAAGTAGAATACTCTCACCACCAAGTGTAGTTTCATCTTCACCGATAATGTTATCACTATCAGTCTCATCCAACAGCAAACCACTATCTTCACTGGTATCATAAACAATCCTAATTCCCTGATTAATAGTCGTTCCCGTTGATTGCTCAAGAGTTAATTGATAATCAGAACTTGCAACTGACAACGAAGACTCAATCGCATCAATCTCAGTAATACCAGTATCTAGTGCTTCTGAACCATAATCAAACAATCGACACCGCATTTTATAAACTGGATTACTATCCAACTGATAGAATGGCTCATCATGGTCTACGAAGTTAATTTCAAATAACTTCTTGAGAGTTGGGTGATAAATCGCATCACCTTCTTGTGGTCTGTCAGCATCAGTCGCATCTGTTTCATTTACAATATAGAAGTTACTACCCTCAAGTTTAGAAGTAGAGTCAATTGTACCAGACTCCAAAAGTATAGAACCAGATGATGTTGAGTCTGTTCCAGCCTCAATCTGAATCTGTTTAGTCTTCTCTTGAAATCTTGTCTTACTCACAACGAAGGTTGCTTCACTAAGATTTTGTAACCCAAACTGTGACATCAACTCTTTTTCACCAGCAAAACCACCTCCAGAATCTTCCATATACATTTCGATAAGAGACTGAGTGTTAAACTTTGATAGAGAGTCTTCACCAAGAACAGTATCCTCTGCAACAAGTGTGCGGTCAAGATAATATACGTCATGGCCATGAATCTGAATAGCCTCTGCAACCAAATCAGCATATAGATTTTGTTCAGTTGAAATGGCAGCAACGCCACTTGTGTGAAAATGTTTATTTACTGCCATGAATTATCCTATCATGTAATTGACTGGTAACTCAAAAGTGAGCTGAATTTGTTCTTCTAGCTTATTAATCTCTTCCTGTGCTTGTGAATAGATAGTTTCACCATTCATAGTAACACCACCAAGCATTGCAACACCACTAAACTTAGATAGGTTTGCTCCCCACTGCTGTTTAATCAGGGCAGTTGCATACCTCTTGAGGAAGATATCATCAAAAATATCTGTGTAAGTTGTTGGGTCTATTTTGCGATAACATTCTGCAATGATATAGTCCTCACCAGCAACAAAGTCATTCGTCCAATCCCCATCAATGTATAGACGGTTCTGGTGTTGGTTAAATCGAATTGGTGTTTCACCAACAAGGATGTGTTCTAGAAGGTCAAGGTTGTCCATTGCCATTTGATATTGAATAACAGAAGTAGAAGATAGGTCATATAAATCATTAAGACGCAATTGGTACTTAATATCAAACATATTAGCACCACCACCCGTACCAGTGAATGGCCAGACCTGTATTACTGACACAACGGCAGAAGGCATCGGAATATAATTTGTACCCTCTAAGAATGTTGCAGTTACAGAACTGTCTACTGTATCGGTTCCAGTTGAGGTTGCATTTGCAATTCCACGAGCAACATCTGCTTCTGTAATAAGATGTTTGAGATACATCTTCTCAATACCATCATAGTGATACTGAGAGAAGTATTGTAACGCCTCATCGATGCGGTCATCTGCCTGATCATCAGATACGTTAATATCGATAACACCAGAACCCAATGCTCTGAAACAATAATCTTTAAATGTTGACTTAGATATAGGAATGGCCATGAAGATATCCTTTTTTATATATTTATAAGATTTCTTTTATTGCGATAATGGATATCATAGTAATAGATTAATTATGAGGTTTAGTGGGTAATGCTTGGTAAATCGATCCTAGTTTGTTTAATTCTCCTAATAGTCCCTTTACTATTTATATTTATAATCTTTTTCTAGTAAAATTTACCATTGAAATGTTCTAAATGGTTTTGTCTAAAACTATAGAATTCATATCATATTCTTCAAGTTTTTTGGTTATCAATTTCTCTCAACACATCTTTTCCAAATTGTTTAACTAATGATTGTCTCATGAGTTTTTCACGTTCCTTATTAAAACCTCCATGCATGATGAAGTGATATCTATTCTCATTTGAGATGTTTAATGCTTCGTGATTTACGCCATTGTCAAACCAGAAGCCAGTGCAGTTTTCAAATGGCAACTCTTCTTTTGTATCTGTGCGCCTCAGATAACAATTCTCTGGTTGATAGAATGCAAGATTTATTGCCCCCGCAATATTTCTAGTTCTTCCTTCTCTATCTCTTTTTTCATTGGAGTCATTATGGTCTACAATAGCCCCGCCGGGTTCCAATAACATAAACCGTAAACGTCTATAGGAATTTTCTTTGTGTGGAAAATCTTCCAACCATCTTTTAGTCTCTGGTGCGACCTCTGCAATCTCTGTCCATCCCCAATCAACATCATTCTCAGACAAACCATGACCATCTGGATTTTTTGTGTGATACCATCCCATCGATGGGTCAGAACCTTTCTCCACAAAACTATGAATAGATGCTGACCGCCATCCGAGGCCATCACCGTATCTATGATCGACAAAGAAACCCTCATCATAGACAGCTTGTGCTTCTTGAATACAAACCTCTGGTATCTCTATATCGATTTTAAGATACCATATATCATTTTTTCTACACCAATTTGTAATCTGTTTGTGAGTCATCTCCCAATCACCATAAATATATTATTCATCATCTTGTTCATATACAAATTCTTCTTCCTCATAGTATCGCCTCTTCTTAAATCGGGAAAAGAAAAGACGTAACCTATATATAAATTTTTTCATACGCATTATATATCTCCTGTGCTATAATCTTATGACCTTCACCACTAGGATGACTATTTTCTTTAGAAATTCTTAGTTGGGTTCTTTCTGGGTCAAGTTTATCTAATATATTATTTACATTATATCCACCCAGTTCATGCATTATTGGCCAACCTATAAACTTCTTTTCGTCTATTTCATCAAAGATTTTAGAATTTAGAAATGTCTGCATCCAGAGAAGCCCCCGCCGCTCGTCGACGCCACCAATGGGGTGGACACCTTGTATCATAAGATAAGGAATATCTTCTAATAATTTTTGTGCTATTAAGAAGTGTCTAAGGGATTTCATAGTTACAGATACAATATTATTATATTTTAAGAGAACAATTCTTCCTTCACGATTCATAGGATATACTTCAGTGCTAGAGTTATCTTTATGAGGAAATAAACTAACCCAACCAGATTTAACATCATGTAAGATATTACGATTCGGGTTATAATTAAAATCCATTCTTTGCCACCCACTCCACATCAAAACTACAAGACCAATATCTTCTTTTTTTTCTGATAAGACCGTATCAACAAGTTTTGCTGAAATATAATCATTACCCATGCCGCCGCGGGCAAGATTAACACATTCCATATCAAGTTTATCAGCAAGATGTTGAGGCCAGACATCAAAAGGATATATCTTTTTGTAATTTATATCTCGTTGTGCATGTTCAGTAA